TACGTCCAATCGGCTGCCCGTTCTTATCTTCCATTCCGTCAATGCCTGTATCAAACGTGGACTGATTCATAACAAAACTGCCGTTTCTGTACGCCTTTTTCATTTTTCCTTTTACTTTGTGCCAGCCGTTCCAGCTCTCATACTCTTCCTGTGTCAGCGTAACAACCGTTGTTACCCTGCTGTCCTTTGTGACACCCAGCGGCTGCCCCTCTCCTGTACCATTGAAAATTGCAATCTCAATAGCCTTTACCATTGCCTCTGTTGCCATAGGCACAAACAGATCAGTAAACATTTTCAGAGTAACAACATTGGCTAAAATGCTCTGTGAAATTTTGCACTCTAAGCCGTAATAGTTGAATGTTACAGAAGTTTTTGCAGATGCTTTCTGGTCATCGCTGCTCTTTTCCTCTGCAATCCAGTGTGCCGTAGGTTTTAAATCTGCAATCGGAATGGATACACCGCCCTGTACGTTAATCTTGCGTACTTTTGCGTAAATGCTGCCGTAGCTTTCCAGCTTTGTAATAATCTCATTCATAATAGAGGTTGGAATTACTGCGCCGCTGTCTGCTGTCGTAGTATTTTCTGCCGCTCTATACTCCTGCGGAATAACCACGCCCCTGCACACATAATTCATAAATGCTTTTCTGTATGCTACAGTGTCGTACTTATCCTCTGGCTCTGTTGCTGCTGCACCCGTTCCGCCTGCTCCTGCAAAGTTTCTGAATGTCGTAGGTTCTGTGCCTGCTCCGCCTGTAGGCTCTCCCGCAGCAATTCTTGCAAGTAAATTTTTGCGTTTTTCTGCTGCCGCTTGCAAAGAGGTTCTTTCTTCCTGTAATGCTGTTACCTCTGCTTCAAGTGCTGTCATTTCTTCGTCTGTAAGCTCTGCCGCTCTGGTGTTCAGCTCTTCTCTGATTTCTGCTAATCTTGCCTCAATTTCTTTTAATCTCATGCTCTGTTTTTCTCCTTTTCATTTTCGCTTTTATAAGCTCGCCTTAATCTTTAGTATCATAGCCCGCCTTTTAAGCAACTCCTGCTTTTCCTGCTCATAACTCCTATTTGCAAAATTACGGGCACTTATTTCAGTATCGTTATTTGCCGGAATACTTACGGCTGATACATCATAAACTTTTTTGATTTTTAGAATCGTTCTTGTGTGTGTTTCCCTGTCGTAGCTTTCCTCTGCTACGGTAAACGCCCATGACATTTTTGTTATCA